GAGGGCACCCAGGTGACCTTCCTGAACATCCAGAAGTACATCAACCCACACTACATCAAGGAGGACAAGCCCAAGGTGGAGAAGAAGCCCAAGGCTGCGGCTGACCCCAACGCTCCTCCCAAGGAGAAGAAGGCCCGCCCAAAGGTGGCCAAGGCGACTGCTTGAATTTAATGTTGAAAAATAGTATAAAATGGCCCGCAGAGATAATGGTGGGATCGGTGGCTCTGGTGTGTTCGGTCTCCTAGGCACGACCGTCAATTGCGATGCCCAGGACCGGTCCCTGTACTGCACCGCGGCCAAGGTTATGAACATGCTCATGTGGCTAGCGATCCTTTACGGACTTTTCATTCTCGCGCGCGAGTACATTGCGAAGAAGAAGTAAGCACTTAAAAATCTCAACCTAAGTTACCACAACAAGAAATGGAGCCGGCCCCAGAGTTGTCGCGGGACCACATGAACACTCTGGTCGGCACAAAAGTGAAATCGATGGAATTGTACCAGCGAGCCTTCACGCACAAGTCAGCCCTGAAGCGATATTCAGGTCTGACTGGTTCGTACGAGACGCTCGAATTCATGGGGGATTCGGTCCTTGGGTTTATCATCACAAAACACCTATTTGATCTGCACGAGAAGGAGCAGGAAGGGTTCCTGACCAAGGCCCGTACCAAGATGGTCCGGGGCAAGACCCTGTGCGAGATTTCACAGGCGCTCGGTCTCGACAAGTTGATCCTCATGGACGAGAAGGGTGAGCGGAACGGCTGGAACACCAATGAGCACATCATGGAGGACGTGTTCGAGGCGCTCGTGGGCGCCATCTATCTCGACCTGGGCATGGTTCATGCCAAGAAGTTCGTTCTTGAATCCTTCACCAAGGTCCAAACGTCGCTCGTCGATGACAACTACAAGGACCAGCTCATGCGCTGGTGTCAGGCACTCAAGTACCCCTTGCCCGACTATCAGGTCACTGGTCAGATGAGCGGGCAGTTTTTCATCAGCGTGTTTGTGGACGGCCTCAATTGTGGTTCAGGATTCGCCAGTACCAAGAAGCAGGCTGAACAGAACGCCGCTCAAATAGTGCTTAAAACTGACCCGAGATTTAAGAATAAGGATGGACCCCCTAAACGAGAAGTTGGTCGCCCGGGCCCGTGAGCTGCTCGCGGCTGAATACGCCGAACAAAGAAGTCAAGAATGGTTAGATCTGCGTGATCAGATGATCACCGCAAGTGATGTGGCGAGCGCCATAGGTGAGAATCATTACGAGACGCCAGACGCATTCGTCAAGAAGAAGGTCCTGAAGACGAAGTGGGCCGGAAACGCCGCCACGGCCCATGGGACCCTGCTCGAGCCTCTCGTCCGTGATCTGTACGACCAGCGGACCGGACGCAAGTCCCATGAGATTGGGCTGGTCCAGCACCGTACGTACCCGTGGCTCGGCGCTTCACCTGACGGCGTCACGGAGGATGGTCTCCTGATCGAAATCAAGTGCCCCTTGACCCGCAAGATCGAGCCCAAGGTCCCCAAGCATTACTGGCCACAGGTCCAACTTCAACTGGAAATTACGGACCTCGAGGAGTGCGACTTCATTCAGTACCGACCCGGTAAAACCAAAAGGGAGCGGATAGAATGTCGCGCCTGTAATTTGGGAGTCTTCGGAGGGTGCGATTGCGAGTACGTGAATGTTCCCGATCCGGCTCATCCTGAAGAGTTCGTCGTGACCCGCATCAAGCGTGACCGTTCTTGGTTCGAAAAGAACCTACCGGCCATGAAGGCGGCATGGGACCGCATATGCAAGGGTCGGATCCACGGACTCTGTGAAATTGTGGACGAGCCTGAGACCGCCCAATTTAAGAATGAAATTGTATGTCTCCTAGAAGAGGACAATGAAGTGTACACACCGGCCGAAGCTGCTCCGGTGTCGTGAGTGCCAAGGGGATTTTTGCTCGAGATGCATTCAACTTGAGGTGCATTTCTGCCCCAAATTGGACGAACGGTCGAAGATTGAAAAGGAGAATTTGTCCAAAAAATTAATCAAGGTCGTGGCACCAAAGGTCCAGGCCATCTAATTCTTATTCTTGAGTTTCGTAACCAAAAAGAAACCAAGAACCGCCAGGGCCAGATAAAAGATGAGCTCATCGGCACCCTTGGTCGCGATCCAACGACCAATAGCGTCCGAACCAGCACCTTTATCCATCCAGGACCAGGGCATATCCGAACGGTACCACGTGCACGTGCCGTCTGCGTACTCGAACTTGCGCGCAGGGAACATGCGGTAAGGCGCAGGGTTCACGCTGGCCGTCTTGAGGTACATGGCGCCTGACGTGTTGAACTCTGGACTCTGGCTCTCCTCGACCTGGTCCTGCATCTCCATGGGCGTCTCGTCAATCTGAGTGAAGTACTTGCCGTCGATAAAGGTGTCCTTGCGGAACCCATCGGTATTGACGCCATACGTACCCGACCAGGTATATGGGTCGAACCCATCGATCTGGAGGCGGTCGTCAATCATCCAGGCGGTCGCCATCTTACCATCAATCTAGATTTTTAAATTAGCACGCCGCATAGACTTTCGACTGGACTTTCTGACGGTGAGCCTCCCACATCTCGTCGAGGTCCACGTTTAACATATGGGCCAACTGGAACATGTAACTGAACACGTCACCCATCTCCATCATCACGTCCGTGCCGCGGTCCTTCTTGAGGCCGGTCTTCTTGTAGATTCTTTGCTTCTGACGAATTGACGAAGCCAATTCGCCCATCTCCTCGTTGAGTAACATCCATACTATACTCACTGGGGCTTTGTCCCATCCCTTGTGTCGGCACATGGCCGCCGTCTCATCACGGTATTTATTCATTATGAATATGGGGCCCGTGCCCCTTAAGCCCGATTCAGGTGGGTCACCCACGACCGGTTCTTGACGACCAAGACCAAAGACACAATCAAGAGCACGAGTTCGGCACCGAGTTTCCAGTTCTCGATCATGTTTTTGTTCACCGTCTTGGTCTCGGCCCAGGGCTCCACAATTCCATTGCTAAATAGGCGGATCACGCGGTCGAGCGCAAAGAAAATCAAGAAACCCAAAAGGATATCATCGAGTGCGCGGACCATTTAGTTGATTCCGAACTTGAAATTACTCGGGATTTTATTCCCGTATGTGCTCGTGCTGACGGGCGTCTCGAGTGGGACCGGGTTCCGCGAGATGTCCCGCAGATACACAATCTGTTGGAGCATTCCGGTCGAGATGGTCGCGGTCGCCTCCTTGACCACCTTCTCGTTCATTTTGGCCACCTGATTGCGAACGTCCGAGTACGGGTCACCTGACAGGTTGGTCCAGACCCGGCGCATCAGCGCCTGGAGATCAGGGTCGCTCTGGCGCTCAATCTGGTAGCCCGTCTTCTCCTTCATGGCACGGATCACCGCCCCGTGCAGGTATTCCCGATTGAAATCCGAAAAGTAAGCATCGGCCAGGGGTGTGGGCAGAGACCGGCGCGTCGGGAGGCGGTCCATTGAGATAGACGAGGATAAAAAAAAGGACCGTCTGTCTTACAGTGATGAAGGTCATCAAGCGCTCGGGTGATGAGGTGCCCATGCTGTTCGACAAGGTGACCAAGCGAATTTTGAAACTAAATCAGGCTCCAGAGTTTGTACCCCTGAATGTCCAACCCGACAAGGTGGCCCAGAAGGTCTTCACGAGCATGTACGATGGCATTTCTACAACTGAAATTGATAACCTCACAGCCGAGGTGGCCGTAGCTATGATCACGGAAGACCCCGACTACGAGACGTTGGCCATGCGAGTGACCGTATCTAACCTACAGAAGGCTTGCCCCAAGACCTTTTCGGATGCAATGGTCGCTCTGCACGTCAAGGGTATCGTCTCAGACCACTTCATGAAATGCGTGGCACTCGAGATGGACACGTGGATCGACCATTCGCGTGATTACCTCTTCGGCTACTTTGGTATCAAGACCCTGCAAAAGGGCTACCTGAACGTGGGCGAGACGCCCCAGTACCTCTTCATGCGCGTGGCCGTCGGAATCCACGGTGACGATCTCCCGCGCGTCCGTGAGACGTACGACCTGATGTCCCGGAAGTTCTTCACACACGCAACACCGACCCTGTTCAACGCCGGCACCAACAACCCCCAGATGTCGTCGTGCTTCCTGGTGGCCATGAAGGATGACTCGATTGAGGGCATCTACGAGACGCTCAAGGAGTGCGCGCACATCTCCAAGTGGTCTGGAGGTATCGGCATCCACTGCTCCAACATCCGTGCGAGCGGATCTCGGATCAAGGGCACAAACGGTGTGGCTGACGGCATCGTACCCATGCTCCGCGTCTTCAACAATACGGCCCGGTACGTGAACCAGGGTGGCGGGAAGCGCAAGGGGTCCTTCGCCATCTACCTCGAGCCATGGCACGCTGACGTCATGGAGTTCCTGGAGCTTCGTCTGAACCAGGGTGACGAGGAGATGCGCTGCCGCGACCTGTTCACGGCCATGTGGATCCCGGACCTGTTCATGGAGAAGGT